TCTGAATCGCTCCTGGCCGGCGCCAATTGCGACCCGCTTAAAGTGATATCCCCCAGCTAGCGCCTTTCTCAGCAGCTTGCACTCTCGGTTCACCATGAGACCAGGCTTTCCCTCGATGAGTCGCTGCATTGGGGCAGCAGATGACTCTCGCCTGACCTTGAAGTCATTTGATGCTGTGGGCTGTGCCTTGAGACCCAGGGTTCTCAGGAAATCAAAGGCCGTGACCTCGTAGATGGCGTCTCTGGCCTGGCCTGCAGGGTCGCCCCAGATCATTACTTGGTGGTTTGGGTACCTGGCGTTGAGCTCGGCTAGCAGCTGGTGGCCAAACCTCTCAAGTCCCATGTCGAAGGTGACGATTTCGTGGTGAATCTCCCACCTCCCGTTTGGCAATCTCTGGCCAATGGTCGCAGCTGGTGTCAAACCGAAGTCTAGGCCCACCTGGATTGGCACCTGCGGGTTGACCGTGGTGTCTCCAGACATGGTCGAGTCGTTATATTCTGGCCAAACCGGCCTGCCCTCTTGGACGTAGGTATACAGACCACCCGCGTAGCACTTGATCCAATCTAGGTTCTTTCCAAGTAGCATCTGCTGGTAGTAGCCGGGTGGCAGGTTGTTGATGTTTTCTGCTTTTGGGTTGACCTTCCACCACTTACCAGCTGAGAAGATGTGGTCGTTTGCTTCCGGGTTCTCTGGCAGCTCCTCTGGGTCTACCTCGACGATGCCCCCTGGCTGCTTCCAAAACTTCCACGCGTACTGGCCAGACATCTTTTCCTTCTCCGCTATCTTGTGCCACCAGTGATCGTCGTCCATGGGGTTGGTGTCCATCCAGATACCGTGCCAGGTGGCGCCACCATCTCTCTTAGTCGGGTATCGACCGACCCGGTGGGTGAGGCCATCGATCACCGCTTTTGGCAGCTCTCGGGCCTCGTTGACCCAGGCGCCGGTAAGCTCCAGAGACAACAGCTTTCGCACGTCTTTAGGTTGATCGAGGGCAAGGAATATCACCTCGCAGTCGATTCCAGCGGCCCCGTCCCTGGCCGGCAACCTAATGTGGTGCGTGATCGGTGGAGTCCACAGCATTGGGCCGAAGGTTGCCTCTGGGAAGAGGTCCAGCCAGGTCTTGATGGTTGTGGTTTTTAGCATTGGGTAGCTATTGCGTACAATTGCAAAACGCGTATATCGGATGCCATCGATAGGGGAGGGCTTTTGCTTGACGGCCTTGATCATTACCTTGGCAGCGCACGCGTAGCTCTTGCCAGAGCCAACCGGGCCCATGACTCCCTGCACAAATGCGTTTGACCCAATGAAGTCGTAGACGGTTGGGGACCTAGAGAAGTCTAGGTTGAGGCCAGTTGTGGCCACGGCCTTGGTGGATTGCTCCTTAGTTCTTGCCACTTTGCACCTCGATCAGTTTCTCGAGAAAGTGTGCGGCCTTCTTTAGGTCGTTGACCCCGTTTTTTTCCTTGTATCGGGTGACGTACTTGATGATCGAGCCCTCGAGGAAACCCAGGTCGTTGGCCACAATGTAGTCCCAGGGCTGGATTGCCTTGGTTTTGTAGTGACTGCCGCCCTCTTGCCTGTCGTTTGCCTGGCTCATTGTTCCATCTCCCACGATACCCACACACAAAAAGTGACCCACGCCACGGAATACAGCAAAAACCACCCCAGGTCGTTCATGTTTTGGTCTCCTTACGGTTTTCTAGGTTCCAGATGTGGTGATCTTGCCAGGCCACGGAGCGCTCGAGCTCTGCCACGCGGTTAAGGTGCATCTGGCACACACCCTCCCAGTGCTTTTGACACTCTTTCCAGGCCACCTCGGCGCAGGCCAGCTCGTCCTCGGACCAGTGCTTGGCGTCTTGCCTGGATGCTACCCAGCTATCGAAGCTCATGTCTCTGGCTCCTGTTCCCTTGCCGGCGCAATGACGTTGACGTCTAGCACCGACGGTTTATCTGATCCATCGTCCGGGTTATCAAGTAGTCCAGACGCTTTAGCAAGTAGACGGAGCACGCCAACTTTGTCGTAGAGTTCAACGTCCAGCGTCTGCGAACCATCCTTCTCACGCCTGACCCTGATATTTTTGATTGCTTGCAAGGCGTGGTCAGGAATTTGACTTGCCGCTTTAACCTTGACATTTCCGTCCTCGTCCCACGTTAGGATATCTGTGATCTTGGTGTTGGCCATGCACAGCAGGGAAAACGCAATGGCCTCTCGGTTCTCCGTAATCGTGGCCGAGCGCTCCATGCGGCGCTGGATAGAGCGCACCCCACCCCAGTTCTTGAGGCTGGGCACCTGCTCGGATATACGGGATTTGGGCCTGGTCATCAGAACGGAATGTCTTCATCGAGGTCCACGAACCCGTTAGCCTTGGCCTTGTTGTGACTGTCCTGGGCCGGGAATGGTTTGTGAGCTGCGGAGTAAGCTTCACCCTGTTGCTGGGTTTGGTTGCCAATCTTGACGGTGACATACGCCTTCCCATCCTTGGTCTTTTTGTTTGTAATGTCCAGCCAGTGGGTTTTGCCATCTGGGAGCATTACCTTGCCACGGAAGTCGGCGTGCCAATCTTCGGTCTTCTTCTCGTTTGGGAAAGCAGAGCCTTGCCCAGGTTTCATCTCATACGCCATCAAAAACTCCTTCCAAGAAAAGTTGAGGAAAATTTCGGAGAGACCCCCGCGCTACGGTGTGGACGGGGGGGAGGGAAGGGGTGCCTTTCCCACAGCCAGCCCAGGCCAGGTCCACCGCAAAAGGTTGACCACCACGCCCCCACTGGCTGCCAATCGCCTGACACGCAGCGTACCCCTGGCTGCGTACAAAAGCCATACGTTCGTTTGGCAATTGAACAGATTGGATTAGAGGCGCTGTGACGGGCTCGCACTGTGTGCCTGCTACCCTTGCCTACCCTGCCCTGTGTCAGCGGCATGGCGGTACCTCAGATCGCGTCAGAGAGGCATCAGCGCCTATGAGGATCATCATCTCAACGATGGTCTCCGGGCTCTTGGGCATTGGCAAGCTCTCGGCTGCGTATCGATTCTTCAACTCCTCGAAGGTTGTAAAGATCATCTTAGAATCTAAACAATCTTCTAAAGTCTTTTTTAATTCTTTATTTATTTCTAAACCTATAGACATAAACAACCTATCTATACCTATGTTCTTCTGTGTTTCCACAACCGTATTAGGTTGTGTATGTGGTTGTGTATGGAAGCCCTTCTCATTCACAACCTTATTGGGTTGTGTATGAGTGGTGTCCTTTGGTGCTGGTTTTGCCTTTGGTTTCCTTGCCACGATGTCTCCTATCCTCTCTGGTCTGTTGTAGTGAAATCCGTCCCTGGTTGCTAGTCCACCCAGCATCTCTCTTAGCCTCTTGCGGTTAGCCGCCATCTGTTCTTCGGTAAACTCTGGCTCCATTGCCTGCGCTGTCTCCTTCCTGGCCTGGTGTGGTGGCCTGGTGTCCTCCTGTCCGCTGGTGATAGCTATCGCGTCCTGGGACGTAACATTGGGATCGTATATAACACGCGTGGTGTTAGCTCGCTCTCCCCTGAATCCCTTGGCCGTCACCTCGATGTATCCAGCCGCCACCAGAGCCTTCAGGTGCTTTGATATCGACTGCTGGCTAACCTGCATATCCTTGGCCAGCCTGCCCTGGCTCACCCACGTTATCCCGGCCCGGTTGCAGTAGCTGCACAGAATGGCCAGAGCTCGCAGCTGACCATCGGTGAGCTCGCGGTCTCGGATAGCTCGCAGTGGCACCACCGCCAAGCTGCGCTGATCCGGTGGCGCGTCCCTCTCCACAATCTTGGGTGGGCGCTTGGGCAGCTTGAAATCGATCACTTTTGCTGTCTGTGTTCCCATATCACCATCATCTCTTGCCGTAGCGCCACTCTGGCGGCTTTCCCTCTCTTCTCTTCCACAGAATCGAGGTAAGCCACGCGGGTCCTCTTGGAGCGATACTTCTTGAGTACGAACCTAGCCTCGTAGTGCAAGAAAAACTCCTCAGAATAATTCCCAACAACGCGACCGTCAGGCAAATCGACCAACCGAGCGCCAGGGTGAACACCGCCGCAACCCCGGCAGCGTAGCTTTTCACTGTCGCTGGTAAGCGGAGCATCCGTTGACCCTCCCTGTTGTGGGCTTATCAAAAAACCGACACCATAAAAACCACCCCCTGAAACTCACGCTCTTGCAGTCTGCGCAGCTCTCATCTTCTGATTCTCCGCGCAGCTCATGCACTGCCACCGCCGGTTCTTTCCCCCGTTCAACGTCTTCCATGTTCC